GAAGATAGGCAAGTCGGGCTCGGAATGCTTGGCTTGGCCAACCTCCTCAGACGATACGGAATAACTTATGATAAATTTGGAGATGCTTTATTAGCAGTCAACCATCAAATGCCTCATGAGCAGAACGATGCACTTGAATTAGCATACGCTTTTAGAGAAGGTATAGAAGGTGCTGCATATATAGCAAAGAGAAATAATATGGTACGTGCTTTTGCAATAGCACCTACCGCCTCATGCTCATATAAGAGTTGGGGGATTGATGGCTTTACAGCTACACCAGAAATTGCACCACCTATAGCTCGAAGTGTGGACCGTGATAGCGGCACCTTTGGAGTACAGCATTATGATTATGGTGATGTAGAAATTGCCAGTGAAGTTGGTTGGGATGCTTATAAAAAAGTAGCTGACCAAATGATGATTATGCTAGATAAAACAGGACTTCTTCACGGCTATTCATTTAATAGCTGGAGTGATGTTGTTACATACGACAGAAACTTCGTGGAAGAGTGGTTACTCTCACCCCAGACCTCCTTATACTACTCCCTGCAAGTAATGTCAGATACACAAGATAAGACCGATGCGTATGCAGCATTAGATCAGAGTGAAGTTGATGATTACTTACAGGATATTCTCGGAAACGAGCCTATAACCTGTGACTGTCAAGAATAATGAGACAACATCCTTATGATAAATTATTAGACCGCAAGAGAAAGTGGTCACCTGTAAAACCCACCAAAGGCGAGGTAAAAGAAGGTGCGGAAGAAACCATCAAACGTGCTCTCTCTATACGTCATATGGAGCTCCCTGTTGGAGCGTTCATTAGTGAAGCATTGGAGAAGAGTGTTCCCGATAATGCCAGAAAACTCCTTGAATCAAATGTTAAAGATGAGGAAAGGCACGATCTCGCATTGGGATATATAGCAGATGTACATAATGTAAATGAAAAAGATGAGAATGAGGGGAAGTTATTAAGAGATGCATGGATTAACCATCCCGACCATACCCTTCTTAAGGGACTTGTCGCAGAAAGAGCTATCTTCTTTGTTCTTCTCCCTTTCTTTAGGTTTAATGGCGATGCTGCTTTACGTACAGTATCGGCAGATATCAGCCGCGACGAACAGATCCACGTCGGATGTAATACTCTTGTATGTCATGAGTTGGGCTTATCTGCTTCTCCTTCTTTGGATAAACTTAGGAAGGCCACCATTAACTGGGTTATGGAACCTCTAGGTATAAATACCTACGATAAATATTTGGACAAAAAATTCTGGCTGGATGCGAGTGATCGCTTAATGTATGAAGGTAAAGCTCCAAGCTTTTCTGAGACACAGCGAGCCAGAATGCCAGCCTTTTTTGAACATGCCAACACAAATCTCCCTAAATACGCTTAAGCTTCACAACGAAAGAGTTGATGAATTGTTTAAGCAAGTAGAGGACAATTTCAAATGGAACCCTGTCCACCCAAAAGAATCGATTGAATCAATCATGTATCGCGCTGGTCAAGCCAGCGTGGTAGAATATATACGAAACCTATTAAAGGAAGAAAACTAATGTGTGTAGGAAATTTATTTGGTGGACCTCCTATCCCTCAGATGCCAGCGTCCCCAGTACCTCAACGACAAGCTCCTCCTACAGCTAAGGCTGCTCAACAGCGACCTGAATATGTAGAACCAGAGAAGATCAGTGACAAAGTTGGTGAGGATGAGAAGATAGAAACAAGGAAAAAGAAAGCCCTTGAGATTAAAAAAGTTAAGGAAGGTGTAAAACAATTCTCAGCTATTGATGAGAAGTCCATGCCACAAGGACCAGAAGGTGGTGTTAACGTACCATAGGAGGATACCATGTGTTTAGGAGGACCAAAGATGTCCGCAGCTCCAACTTGGACACCGCCACCACCTAAAGTTGTAGAACCGGGGCGGCCTTCACCTAATGATAGTTTAAATAATGTGGAGGTTGAGAATATCAATGAGAGATCTCAAGAAGAGTCAATGAGACAAGCTAATAGAGGTGCGACTGCTAGTAAGCAGAAGAGTCAAACTTCTAGTAAAACAGGTAAAGCATACTAATGAAAGCACGTGACAGATACTCTCAACTAACCCGTGGTAGAACACAGTTCCTTCATACCGCAGTTGAGTGTTCTAGATTAACACTGCCCTATTTAGTTCAAGAAGATTTAAGTTCACGTCCTGAACATCAGAAATTACATACTCCGTGGCAATCAGTAGGAAGTAAATCAGTGGTCAACTTAGCAGCAAAGCTTATGCTTGCACTGCTACCTCCACAGACTAGCTTCTTCAAGCTACAGATAAGAGATGATAAACTTGGTGTTGAGTTTCCCCCTGAAGTAAGAAGTGAATTAGACTTATCCTTTGCTAAGATGGAAAGGATGGTCATGGATCATATCAATGCCTCTAGTGATAGAGTTGTAGTACATCAGGCACTCAAACATTTGATTGTCTCTGGTAATGCATTGATATTTATGGGCAAAGACGGTCTTAAAAATTATCCCCTTAACCGATTTGTAGTTAACAGAGATGGTAACGGGAACATTTGTGAGATTGTAACTAAGGAACTAATAAGTCGTAAGATACTGGGTGAAGATCTGCCAGTACCTTTACCTAATCCCGTAGGGGATGATGGTAGTAAGACAGGATCAGACGATCAAGACGTTGAAGTGTACACTTACGTCCGATATGATAAGAATGGTAGATGGGTATGGCATCAAGAAGCATTTGATAATATATTACCGGGAAGTCGCAGCACGGCTCCGAAGAATGCATCTCCTTGGCTCGTATTGAGATTCAATACTGTGGACGGAGAGGATTACGGAAGGGGTCGAGTCGAAGAATTCTTAGGGGACATTAGATCCCTAGAAGGATTATCCCAAGCTCTCGTAGAGGGTTCAGCTGCAGCTAGTAAGGTAGTATTTCTTGTGTCTCCAAGCTCAACTACTAAACCCAAAACTATTGCTGATGCTGGCAACGGTGCTATTGTTCAGGGTAGACCTGATGATGTGGGCGTTGTACAGGTAGGCAAGACAGCTGATTTCAGAACAGCACAAGAACAGATGGTGAATCTGGAGAAGCGTATCAATGATGCCTTCCTTGTGTTACAAGTGAGACAAAGTGAGAGAACTACTGCTGAAGAGGTACGCCTCACGCAGATGGAATTGGAACAACAACTTGGTGGACTATTTAGTTTACTTACAGTTGAGTTCTTGATACCTTATCTCGATAGAACATTACATATACTACAACGTAATAAAGAGATCCCTAAGATCCCTAAAGATGTGGTACGACCACAGATTGTAGCAGGTGTTAATGCTATTGGTAGAGGACAAGATGCAGAAAGTTTAGTACAATTCGCTCAGACTCTTGCACAAACTATGGGACCAGAGATCATGGCTAAGTTCCTAGATCCCGGTGAGTATGTTAAACGACTCGCAGCGGCTCAAGGTATAGATGTACTTAACCTAGTTAAGACACCTGAGACTATGGCTCAAGAGAGACAGCAACAGGAACAGCAGATGCAACAGCAGTTGCTGCTGAAGCAAGCTGGTCAGCTAGCTGGTACTCCAATGATGGACCCAAGTAAGAATGAAGCAATGGGTGAAATGCTCAAAGAACAAAAAGATCAATTAACAAATGGAACCAATCAAGGCCAGCCGCCCCAAGAAGGCGCGGAAGAAACCCCTGCCTAAAGTCAGTAAACCAGAATCATTGGTTGATGACACAGAGAGAGCTAAACCTACACAGTTTACTTCTAGAGCTAACATAGGTAAAGATCCTGATCTAGTAGAAACAATAGGTTTAGGCAACCTAAAAGTAACCACCGCTAGAGGATATAAAGATGACAGAGACTCTTAATTATGATCCAACAGATCCTGATGCACCCGAGTTTACTGAAGATGAACAGGATTCTCTAGAGGTAGCTGAGAAATTAGGGCAACAGGAGAATGAATTATTAGCTGGTAAATATGAGAACGCTCAAGAATTAGAACAAGCGTACCTTGAATTACAAAAGAAGCTAGGTTCAGATGATGATGATGAGGTAGAAGATACTACCTTAGATGAGGATGATGTTGAAGTTGATGAAGCATTAGTAGCTGGTATCGAAACAATCCAAAGTGCTTCCGATGAATACTATTCAAATGATGGTAATTTATCTGAAGAAACTATGGAGAAGTTTAGTCAGATGTCATCTAAAGATCTTGTAGAAGCTTACATGGCTATACAGGAGAACTCTGATCCATCTGATGCATACCCTGATCTAACTGATGCTCAAATGAATACAGTATATAATTCAGTAGGTGGAGAAGCAGAGTATGATAAGCTTACATCATGGGCTGCCGATAACATGGATGATAAAGCATTAGATGCTTTCAATTCTATTGTAGATCAAGGTAACCCAACAGCTATTCAAATTGCAGTAGCTGGAATGAAAGCAGAGTA